AGCTGTGTTGCGTTTGGGTGAAAAGGGATATTTTTCTGATGATAAAGATTTTAGTAATTACTCTTTCGGCACACTAACTAGAGTTTTGTGTTGGCTTGAAAAAATTGAATTTGCTTTTACTTATAACGATGAAAAAACTACTGATTCTTGTAGATACTTCATTCCCGAAGTGCAAGTAGTTTTTAAAAAAGAAAAGAAAAAAACATTAAGACCATTTAAGACAATAGATGAATTTTTTGAAGTAACCGGTTTCAAGATTGGTGATGTCGTACAGATCAAAAAATTTGGCAATTACACATATGAAGAAAAATCTATTTTTAGTGGCGTTAGAGTTTATATAGATGAAGAATTTCACAGAAAGGACGCAATTTTCGGTGCAAGTACACATTCTTTTGATGAGCTATTCAAGCACTATAAGTATTTTAAAAACGGTGAGTGGGTGCCTTTTGGCGTTGAGGAATAAATAAATGAAACTATATAAACATCAAGAAGACGCATTAGAACGCACTAAAGCGTTTAATAAATGTGCGTACTATCACGATATGGGACTTGGCAAAACATTCACAGGTTCTGAAAAAATGCGAATGTTAGACAATAACATTAATTTAATTATTTGCCAAAAGTCAAAAGTTAACGATTGGATCAAACATTGTGAAGAAAATATGCCCACTAAATTTGTAACTTTTGATTTAACAAATAAACAAGATTTTGATCTATTTTTCACATGGCGAAATCCCGACACTAAAAAGATCGGCATAATTAATTACGAGCTAGTATTTAGAAGAGAAGAACTTGCGAGCTTAGAAGACTTTACACTCTTACTAGATGAAAGCTCTATGATACAGAATGACAAAGCTAAGAGAACTAAAGCCATTTTGAAGTTAAAAGCGTCAAATGTAATTTTGTTATCAGGCACACCGGTTGGGGGTAAGTATGAAAATTTATATTCACAGCTAAAATTATTAGGTTGGAAAATCACTAAAAAGGAATTTTGGAATAATTATATTAATTTTGAAATGGTTCAGTATGGCGGTCCTTTATCACCAATGATACCAAAAATAAAAGGTTATAAGAATGTAGACGACCTAAAAAAGATGCTTAAATTCTATGGTGCTGATTTTCTAAAATCTGATGAAGTTTTCGATCTGCCTGAACAAAATTTTAATATGATTAAAGTGCCAATTAGTAAAGAATACAAAGTGTTTAAGAAAGAAAAATATATCCGCATTGCTGATAAAGAATTTGTTGGGGATACACCTCTAAAAACTATGCTTTATGCGAGAATGCTATGCGGTGCATATAATAAATATAAATTAGACGCTTTTGTGGATTTAATTGAAAGTGCTGATGATAGGTTAATTGTTTTTTATAACTTTACTGATGAACTTGAAGCAATGAAAGCGTTAATAGGTAAAAGAGCTTATAGTGCTGTAAATGGAAGTGAAAGAGATTTGACTAATTATGAAAATATTGATAATTCTATTACATTTGTACAATATCAGGCTGGTGCAATGGGTTTAAATCTGCAGAAAGCAAACAAGATCATATATTATAGTTTGCCTTTGAGTTCTGAATTATACGAGCAGAGCAAGAAAAGAATTCACCGAATAGGACAGAATAGACCGTGTTTTTATTATTTATTATTAGCAGATAATAGCATAGAAGAACGAATAAAAACTACACTTGATAAAAGAAACGATTACACTCAAGAATTATTTAATGAGGATTTTCAATGGCACAAGAAAAACTATTTGAACAAAAAATAAAAAATTTTTTAAAATCTCAAAATTGTTATTATGTTAAATACTTCGGCTGTGGTTTTTCTCAAGCAGGCGTTCCTGACATTTTAGCGTGTGTGAACGGTCACTTCTTAGCTATAGAAGTTAAAGCCGAGCAAGGTAGAGTTAGTGAATTACAACGCATAAATATTGAACGTATTAACAAGTGTGGCGGTGTTGCGTTAGTCGTTAAACCATCAAATTTTGAAGAATTAAAACAAATAATTTTTAAACTAAAGAAATGAGGGGTTCATTAATGAAATTTAGTCATAGCAGGGTAGAAACCTTTAAAATTTGCCCGTTCAAATATTGGTTGTCATATGTGCAGAATTTAGACACATTGCCAAGTGACGACCCACAAAACGCATTAATAGTAGGCACTTGCATGCATGAATGCATAGAACAAGGTTTGAATGAGGGTATCAGCATGTATAAAAACTCGTTTAATTGTTTGGGTAATTTACATTATATCGAGATTGAGAAATTCAAAAAACTTGCACCACAAGTAGATAATTTTATAAATCGTGATAAGTGTGAATTTGAGCATTTATTAGAAAATGATCAATTTAAAGGATATATTGATTGTGTTGAACATTTAGACGCTAAACACGTAAAAATTTATGATTTTAAATATAGTAACAATGTTGAGAATTACAAGAAAAGTGATCAATTACACTTGTATAAAAAGTTTTACGAAGAACTAAACGCAGATATTAAAGTTGTAGAGTTAGCTTATATAATGATCCCAAAAATTCAAATAAGACAGAAGAAGACAGAAAACACAATTAATTTTTATCATAGATTGGATGATGAGTTAGAAAAAGCAGAAGTAAAAAAAATAATTGTTGAATATGACGAAAATAAAACAAATGATTTTTTACTTGATTGCCAAGTTATTGAGAACACTACCGATTTTATAAAGCGTGAAAGTTCCTTCTGTAGATTTTGCAATTTTTACGATTACTGTCAAAAAGGTTTGACTTGCGATTTAATCAGCAAAACTAAATGAATAAATAACTAAATAAATATTTGAATACATAATTTTTAATTTATACATTTAATTTTTAGGAGTTTAATATATGTTACCAAAAAATGAAAAACGAACAGTAAATAAATTAAGTCAGATTAAAATTTGGATTTATGGTGCGCCGTTTAGCGGAAAAACAACACTAGCCAATAATTTCCCTGATGCGTTAATGTTGAACACTGACGGTAATATTAATAGCTTTAATAGTCCTTATGTTCGAATTAGAGACGAACTAGACGGACGTCAAACTATCAAAGCGTGGGTAATTTTTAAGCGAACTATTGAAGAATTAAAGCAAGGCTCAAATTATAAAACCATAGTTGTAGACTTAGTTGAAGATGTCTACGAGTATTGCAGATTGTATTGCTACGAAAAACTTGGCATTGAGCATGAGAGCGATAACAGCTTTAAAGCTTATGATTATGTTAGAAACGAGTTTTTAAATGTGATGAAAAGTTTAGTAAATTTAAATTATAATATCGTGTTAATATCACATGAAGACACTTCTAAAGATATTACCAAAAGAAGCGGAGACAAAATCACAGCAATCAAGCCAAACATCACAGAAAAACTCGCTAATAAATTAGCAGGCATGGTCGATTTAGTTGGACGTGTTACAAATAGAAAGTTAAGTTTTTATTCTGATGAGGTTGTTTTTGGGGGTGGTAGAATTAAGTTAAATAAGACTGAAATACACCTAGATTTTAACGCTTTGATTGATATTTATAAAGGTTAAAAATGGCGATAGAAAAAATTAAATGCAAAGACCACACGGGACGTGAGTTCGCTTCAATCACTAAAATGTGTTATTTTTGGGGAATTTCAGAGCAATTGTACAGCTCAAGAATTAAAGCGAGATGGAGCGTAGAAAAAGCACTAACAACGCCTAGATATAAAAAATATGAAAAATATTTTAAAACGAACTACGAAAACTACGGAGGCATGGATATAAATTTTATAGCTAATGTTTTTAAAAGCGGTTATGGTATTTCACGTGAAGAAGCTTTACAAAAAGCTAGAGAGCACGTTAAATGGGTAAAAAATCACAAATTCATGAGGGTTAAAAAATGACAGATGAAAAAATTAAACCACAAATTGATATAAATTTAAGTTGTAAATGTGGAGATTTTGCGAAGATGCTATCAATGATTAACGATAAAACACTAATTTTTTCAATCACTGATAATGAAATCATCCACCGCAATTTAGAAAGTTTACAGCACGATGAGACAAAAATCACACGAGTTGTATATTCAGTAAACAACAATGAACTACATATTTTTAAAAATAGATAGGAGTATTTTTATATGAGTAATTGGCAAAATTTTGATCTTAAAATTGATAACAATTTATTAAATGACATTGCAAACGCAAGTGCTAACAATGGCGATTTTGAAGAATTACCTTTAGGTCGTTATGAAGTTAAAATTAACTCAATGGAACTAACACAAAGCAAAAAAGGCGACCCAATGACTAAAACTATTTTTGAAGTAGTTCAGGGTCAATACAAAGGACGTTATATTTTCAAAAATTGCGTAATTTATAAAGGTGATCGTAATGACGCTTGGAGACTAAAACAAGAGATCGATTTTATTAATGGTTTACAACCAAGTGGAGCGGTTAATTTTTATAGCTTTTCAGACTTTGAAAAGCAAGTAAGTAATGCGTTCGCTGATATAAATTCACGCAAGCTTGAATACTTAATCGAAATTAAAGAAAAGAATAACTTTAGAACTTATTCTATCGTAGAAGTATACAGACCTAGAGGAGATGATACTTCTTTCTAAAAATTCGTGATTTGTGACCAAAAGTGGCAAATGTTGCTTTTTAACGCATAATTTGCCCTTTTTTTCCTCAAAAAAATCAATTTAAGGATTTAAAGTAATGCTAAATTTTATAGATTTTGAAGTGTTTAAATTTGATTGGCTGTGCGTAATAATCAACCCCGTAGACAACATAAAAACTATATGTGTTAATGACACAGAAGAATTACGCAAATATTACGAAGAACACAAAGATCAGATCTTTGTAGGTCAAAATATTAGGGGATATGATCAATATATCTTCAAAGGTTTGCTCTTAGGAATGAACCCTAAATATATAAATGATGAGATCATAAACAACGAAAAGCCAGGATATAAATTAAGCGATGCTTTTAATAAAATTAATCTTAATATTTATGACGTTAAACCAAATCGCCAAACAAGCTTAAAAGCTATGGAATGCTTCATGGGTGAGAGCATCGAAGAGACAGAAGTCCCATTTGACATTGATAGAAAATTAACGAAAGAAGAAATAGAAAGCACGGTTAAATATTGTACTTGTGATGTCGAAAACACCATGAAAGTTTTTAATATCAACATAGCAGATTTTAAAAGCCAAATTGAATTAATTAAAACTTTTAAACTTCCTTTTAAGTCTGTGAGCAAAACTAAACCACAACTTACAGCCCAAATATTAAAAGCAACACCTAAAAATTATAGCGACGAATGGAACTATACTATACCATCTACTGCTAAAATTAAAAAATATACTAGCGTCGTGGAATGGTTTAAAAATCCTAAAAATAAAGATTATGACAAATTTTTAGAGATTGATATAGCTGGCGTTCCTCATACTTTTGCTTGGGGAGGTTTACATGGTGCGATTAAAAAATATAACGGTTGCGGATACTTTGTAAATGTTGATGTAGGTAGTTATTATCCTAGTTTAATGATTGCTTACGGATATACATCTAGAAGTGTACAAAATCCAAAATTATACGAAGAAATATATCATACTAGATTACAATATAAAGCACAAAAAGACCCACGCCAAGCACCTTACAAGATAGTACTTAATAGCACATACGGCGCGATGAAAGATAAATTTAACGCATTATACGACCCTTTGATGGCTAATAATGTTTGTGTTGGCGGTCAGATTTTACTACTAGATTTACTAGAAAGATTAGAAGAAAATAATATTAAAATTATACAAACTAATACAGATGGCGTCCTAGTAAAATTAAACGCATGCAATGACGAAGAAGCAGAAATACAGCACATAAAATTAAAGCGTATTTGTTCAGATTGGGAGCAAAGGTCTAAAATGAACCTTGAGTTTGACGAATTTGTAAAAGTTATTCAGGCAGATGTGAACAACTACGTAATTGTGGACAAGTCGGGACATTATAAGAGTAAAGGTGCATGCGTTAAAAAGTTATCAACACTAGATTACGACCTCCCTATCGTAAATAGGGCACTTATTAACAAACTTGTTAACAACGTATCAATAGAAGAAACTGTTAAAAATTGTGACGATTTAAAAGAATTTCAAAAGTTAGTAAAAATCACGAGTAAATATCACCACGCATTATATAATAATAAAATTTACAATAATAAATTTTTTAGAGTATTTGCTAGCAAAGAACCAAAAGGTTGTATTTACAAGTGCAAGCTTGGCAAAAACCCCGAAAAAGTAGCAAATACGCCTACTAATTGTTTTATTTATAATAAAGCGGTTAATGGTGTTAAAATTCCATCAGAGCTAGACAAAGCGTGGTATATTGAAGAAGCTAAAAAAAGATTAGAAAGATTTTTAAACGATGATTTAGATGATTTAAACGATGATTTAATTTTGTAATTTTATTACATAATTTAGGAGCACAACATGAATATTTTTAAAGGATATGTAAGAACAAAAAATAAACGAGCTATTGACCCATACAAGGGGGTAAGCAACTTAAGAACACTTGAAGAAGTTGAGAACTTAGACGAATATGCGGGCGTTTTGTCTGACGACGTTGTAATGATTGACATTGACGACCACGAACAAGCAGAAAAATTATATGAGATAATCGAAAAAGAAAATATAATCTGTAGAGTTGAGAACACAACTCATGGCAAACATTTTTATTTTTTAAATAATGGTGCTGAATGTTTTAAAAATTGTCACACTAAAGTCCAAACTTTATGCGGTTTAAAAGTAGATGTAAAGACGGGCAAAACCAACTCCATAAGCGTCTTAAAATTAGATGGGGTAAAGCGTGAAGTGATATGCCAACCTTTCGAGGAAGAACAACTTGCAACTGCTCCAAATTTCTTAAACATTTTACCGGTTAAAAAGATCGGTGCCGATGATTTAGAACTTTTTAACTTAGAAAAAGGAGACGGCAGAAACGATGCCTTATTCAGATATTGTAGCGTATTATTACGTAATACTGAACTTACAAAAGATGAAGTGGTAGAAGTATCACGCATAATAAATAAATATATTTTCAAAGAACCTTTAAGCGAAAAAGAATTTAATACAGTTCTTCGTGATGAACGCTTTGTCGAGTTTGAAAAGAAAGACTTCACAAACTCCAAAGGCGTTTTAGACTTAGAAAAGTTTTCAATGTACTTAATAAAAAACTTAAATATTATACGCATTGGCGGGGGTGTTTTTTCTTACATTGGTAATCATTATGTTAGAGACCTAGAGAGTATCGAACACTCGATGGTTGAGTTGATACCAAGCATTAAAAAGACTGCAAGAAATGAAGTTCTAGAGTACATCAAAGTAAAATTATATGACGCTGTCGAACCTAAGAAGCAAGCTTCAGCTAACCTAATTAATTTCAAAAACGGTATATTAAACCTCGACACGATGGAACTATTACCTCACAATAAAGATATTATAATTATTAATCAGATACCGCACAATTACAACCCACAAGCTTACGATGAAACCATGAATAAAACGCTTAATAAGTTAACGTGTTATGATTCAGGACTTCGCACAGCAATCTTAGAAATGATAGGCTTTACAATGTATAGACGTAACGAACTACGCAAGGCTTTTGTGCTTTTAGGTGATAGAGCCAATGGTAAATCAACATTAATAAAATGTATTCAAAATATGCTTGGTGAAAATAATTATTCATCGCTTGACTTAAAAGAAGTAAACGAGCGTTTCAAGACTGCTAGCTTATTTTGCAAATGTGCAAATATTGGTGATGATATTTCTGACGAGTTTATACCCGATATAAGCACTTTTAAAAAACTAGTCACAGGCGACAAAATATCCGCTGAATTTAAAGGCAAAGACCCTTTCGAGTTTGAACCTTACGCTAAATTTATCTTTAGTGCCAACACTTTACCACGAGTAAAAGATAGCACAGGTGCTGTATTATCAAGATTAATTTTAATTCCTTTTAATCAAGTATTCAGCAATAAAGATTCCGACTACGACCCACAAATTAGGGACAAATTAAGCACAGAGAATGCGATGGAGTATCTAATTAATATAAGTATTAACGCACTTAAAGAAGTATTGAAAAACAATAAATTCACAATAACAAAAGAAATGCAATCATTATTAGATAGTTATAATGAAATGAATAATCCGTTGATTGGCTTCCTTAAAGAATGTCAAAGAGAAGATATTGTGAACAACACAACTAACGCAATATATGAAAAATATTTAAGTTATTGTCAGTCAAACGGTCTTTCAAACATGGCGTCAATGACACTAACTAAAAAAATATGCAAATTGTACGATCTAAAAGTTACACGAACTAGTCACAAATACCCGAACATATACACCGTCTAATTTTTATATACCCCCGCTCAAAAAAGTGGGGGTCTTTTAATTTTGGGTAAATGGCAAAAAAACGAATTTTGAAGAAATGCATTAAGCGAATTTTTTATGAATATTTTTATGAAAACCTTTTCTTGTGACCTACATCTCAAAAAATAGGGGCTTTGTGTGCTTAAGGGGCACTTTGAAAAAGGCGTTAAAGCCCCCCTTGTAAGTCATTGATTTATCTAGCATTTTTGACATTATGGGGGCGTGAGGGGCTTTAAATTTTCATACTTATATATTTTTTTTTAGGGTCACTTCCTTTTCTTAAAATATATATAATATATATATATATAGAAAAACCCCCCTTTAAGCCCCCATTATTTGTAAGTCATTGATTTTACTAGTAATTTTTAGGGGGTCTTAAGAAAATAGGGCATTTTTGCACCTCGAACCCCCTATTTTTTAATAATTTTTATTTTGTAATCCTAGCCATAATTGCAAACATGCCCTAAATTTGAACGTAAAGGGGGTAAATTTAAACGTTATAATAAAAGATGAGTGTTTAATCGTTTTTCTTCATATCGTGCGAAATTTCGCATTTATGAGCGAATTTGGAAAATTAAGGTAGTTTTTTCTCGTTTTGCTCATTTTGTCACTTTGAGTTATAATATTTTTTGTTGGCATGGTGCTGACAAAACACAGCGACCTTTGAGCTAATTTTTATTAGCTCTTTTTTTTTTTTATTGCTGATGCTAGAATATTTACTCGAATATTTGCTATAATATCGATAAGGAATATTTTGGAGAGCTTGATAAGTGTTAGACAACGAACCGCAAAAGGAATTGTATTTACTGCTCATTGGAGCGGTGTTAGCGTTCGTAACTTCTTTTTTCAAACTTTGTAAAGTTAAAAAAAGTTTTATTGTTAAATTGTCAGATAGTCTAATTTGTAGTCTAATAAGTTTATCAACGTATTTTTTGATCAAGCAATTTCACCCAATTGACCCTGAATTTGCAATTGCTATTGGTTCATGGATTGGTTATTTAGGAGTTGACGGTATAAAAACTTTACTATTAGACAGGTGGAGGAATTGATGAAGCTAAGCGAGAATGGTCTAGAATTTATCAAACGTCAGGAGGGTTTTTTAGACGTTCCATATTTTTGTAGTGCTCACAAGTTGACTGTTGGATGGGGGCATGTTCTTTCCAACGCTGAAAAAATAGAGCTCCTTTACACTCTGCCGATCACTCCTGATATCAAATTCGGCTATGTTCAAGTTTTATATGAAAATGCAGACATAAAAAAAATACTTGAACTAGATAACTTTTTAGAAGAACAAAAATTTAAATTTGACTTATCAGTTTTAACGAAATTCTTATTAAATGACCTTGCTAAAGTTGAACGTTGTATCAACGATGCAAGAGTTCCTCTAACTCAAAACCAATATGACGCATTAGTATCATTTACTTTTAATGTTGGATGTAACGCTTTTTTAAACTCAACACTTCTAAAAAAAATGCGTAATGATGATTACGACGCCAACGAGATTTTAAGATGGAATAAATGCAAAGGTAAAGTTAGCAAAGGACTTACCGAACGAAGAAAACGTGAGATGCGTCTATTCGCAAACGGTTGCTATGCTCAATAATGGGGGTGTGTGCTGTGTTATTTAATATAATTTCTAAACTCGTTAAATCCCTAACGGCTGAAACAATACTCCTTATAATTTTTATTAGTGCGATTTCGTATTTTTTCGGGCAAACTGTGGGGCGGTTTGACATGCGTCAGCAATGCGAACAAGAACGCCTTAAAGAAGAAAACGCCCATAAAAAATTAGTGATTGAACAATCTAAAAAATATGAGCAAGAATTGCAAACATTAGAAGAGAAATATAAAAATGAAATTAAAGAACTCAATGCAAAATTTAAGCGTGATATTAAAAATATTAAGTATTCTAATGTTGCAAGCGTTGAGTGCGTGTTCGACCT